TATATTATGCACAGGTTAAAAATGAAGATCCTAATAGTCCTACTTCAATACAAGCTAGAGGTAGAGAAATAATATATCGTGACACATCACCAAATCTTCCTGGATTTCCAACAAAAGAACAAATTGATGAGTATGCGGAGAATTTATTAAAAACATTAAATTCTGTTGAATACCAAATTAGTTATTCTCATGGTTATTGCCCAGTTAGAGTTGGAGATTGCGTACGTTTAAATTATACTAAAGCCGGTTTAATCGGTATTAAAGCTAAAGTAATATCTCAGAATATTAAATGTGATTCTGGATGTACAGTAAGCGAGACTGCAATATTTACTAAAAATTTATGGAAGGAGAGATAATATGAAATTCTATTTAATTAAATACAGAGTTACAACTGCTAATGTTATAGCTAATACAGTAGAAACATACGACACTATTGAAGAAGCAGAAGCACAATATTATAATAATATGGCTGATGCTATAACTAATAACAAACTTAAATATGTTATGTTATCAATATTAGATAGTGAAGGAAATGATATAAGACACATTAGTACTACCAGTCCAGGAGAAGTTCAAGCACCAAATAAATATTGTTTGATTGAACATTCTGTTAAAGCTGATAATACAGTTTTAGATAATTTTACTACTTACGATTCATTAGATGCTGCTAAAGTTAAACTTAAAGAAGGTCAAAATGGAGCCATAGAAGATACTACTATAGTAACATTACAATCTATAATTATAGATACTAATGGGTTAATCGAAATAACTGAAACTATTAACGGTGGAGGATATTTAGATTATAAGAATAAATATTTAGTATTTGTTAATAAAACTAAAGCAGATGGTACATTTGAACCAACTGTAACAAAATATGATACTCAAAAAGCTGCTGAAGCATATGTATACAGATTAATATCTAATTCCATAAGTGATACAACTTTATTCTATATAGATTGCAGAATAGAAGATACTACTGGTAATACTTTATTACACGAAAGAAAAAGTTGTAAAGGAAGAATACCAGTTGAAGAAGAAACAGAGTAAATAAGAGGAGGCGAAATATATGGCTTTGTCACATGAGGTTGTTTCTCAATTTGCTAAATTAGTAGATAATCAACCTAAAAAAGATGAAGGAGTAACCGTTAAAGGTACATATAAAATGATTGGTGATATTGAATATGTACAATTAGACGGTTCTGATGTACTTACCCCTGTAGAATCTACAGTTGAAGCCAAAACTGGTGAAAGAGTACAAGTATTAATTAAAGATCACTTTGCTACGGTAACTGGTAATATTTCGTCACCAGCAGCTCGTAGTAAAGATGTAAAAGATTTAGCAGATACCGTTGATGAACAAGGTAATACTATTCAACAAATGGATAATACTATAATTCAACAAGGTAATAGTATTATTCAAATGAATACATCTATTAATCAACATGAAACTACTATAAATCAACACGAAACTAAAATCAATCAACAAGGTGATCAAATAGTATCAATTAATAATACCGTTATTGCACAAGGCAATTCTATTGAAGCTAACCATAATGCTATAATAGCTCAAGGTAATGAAATAGATAGTATGAATAATACTATTACTGCTCATGGTAATAGTATAACTTCTATGAACAACACTATTCAACAACACGATAATAGAATTACTCAAAACTCAAACACTATAAGTCAACAAGGTAATACAATAACTCAACAGGGTAATAAGATTACAGAAATAGATAATACTGTCCAAACGCAAGGTAATACTATCGTTGCGCAGGGTAATACTATCGATGCACATGGAACACAGTTAACAACTCATAATTCACAAATCACAATATTAAATTCTGGTTTTGTTATCCAAGATGGAGTATTGACTGGTTTAAGCGAAGCTGTTATTAACAAACTTAAATCAGATACTTTAGATACTGGTTATGCAAAAATTGACTTTGCTAATATTCAAATGGCAGCTGTTCAAAAGTTATTCACCGAATCTGGTATAATAAATAATTTAACAGTTGAATCGGGAGCGATAACTGGTGAATTAGTTGGTGTTACATTAAAAGGTGATTTAATTGAAGCTGGTACATTAGTGGCAGATAAATTAGTAGTTCTTGGAAGTGATGGTTTGTATTATAAATTAAATTTACAAGGATCTTCTATTGAATCGGAACAAACAGAGTATAATAGTTTAAATGGTTCGGTTATCACAGCAAAATCAATAACTGCTAGTAAAATAAATGTTACCGATTTAGTAGCTTTTGGAGCTACAATTGGTGGTTTTGATATAAGTGAAACCTCTATTAACACACATCTTAAAGATAATATAGATTCCTCTGCAAACGGTTTATATTTGGGTTCTGATGGACAAATGGCTATAGGAAACGATATAAATCATATTAAATATTATAAAGACGAAAACAATAACTATATTTTAGATGTTAGACTTAATAAATTGTATTTGGGTACTAGTCAACAAACAGCCGATCAACAATTTCAAGGAATGGTTGAAATTAGTGCTAATAATTTAACATCAGTGTTTAAAACATCTGGTGGTTCAAATTTATTACGTAATTCAGTTGGTTATGCTGGTACGGATTTCTGGTTAACAGCAGGAAATATAACAACTAACCAAAATGATGATATGTCATTAAGCGGTAGTGAATTTATATTAACTAATGATGCGTCATTGGAACAAATATATAGTACTCAACCTGGTACTTTATATTCTATAGCGTTTAAATATAAACATACTGTTGTTGGTAGTGCTAATCGAGTTAAAGTAGAAATTACCGGTAATGGTAATACAAAAACTATATTAGATACTACAGAAGAAAAAAGTGAATGGACAACCGTTACTTTGGACGAACCTTATGAAGCTACTACTAATTCACCAAAGATTATTATATCTTGTGCTGGTGATGATATTTTAGAAATTACTGATTTAATAATAAGTCAAGGTACAAATGATGTTTGGTCGGGTTTCATGGATGAAGTATATGGTAAAAAACATCAATTAGATGCTAATGGTTTAAGATTATATTCTGAAACATCTAATAGATCTACAAACACTACATCTACATCTTATCAATTAAAAGATGGTTCAAATGTTATAGGTGAATTAACTCGTGAAAGAGTATATTCTCAAATGGGCGAATTTGAACAAGGTACTAAAATTGGTAGATTACGTACTGTTGTTCTTGATAATGATAATATAATAGAATATATTTAGGAGGTGAGATATAGATGGCAAGTGTACAAACAAGTTCTTATGAAGGACGTTATTTAAAATTAACAGTAACACAAACAAAAGGAACAAGTGAACAAAATTATTCGACAATTAATTGGACATTAGAATCAATAGGCGGTTCTGTTAACTATTATACTATTTATAAATATGGTGTATGGATAGATGGCGAACAACGATATGATGGAACGAGTGGCGTTAAAACTAAAAACTGGGATAGTTACGCTTTTCCAGCAGCCAAGGGTTCAGTAAGTGGATCGTTTATTAAATACCATAATTCCGATGGTAGTGTTGGAAATATAGGTTTTACATTAAAAGGTTCAGTCTTTAGCAATAGAGATAATAGCTATGATGGTACATTAGTAATGGAATCTATAGCTAGATATTTCAGTAGTAAACCAACAATAGAAGTTGTTAGCAGAAATGAGACTCAAGCTACAATTAAATGGACAACATCCGAAAAATGTAGTACAGTTCAATATAAATTAGATAATGGTTCATGGGTTGATGTTGTTAGTGACGCTAATGCTACTAGTGGACAATACACTATCAATAATCTAACACCTGGTAAAACATATACAATATATGGTGATTATAAACGAAGAGATAGTGGTTTATGGGCACAAGATAAACCTTATACTTCTTTGGCTATGTACGATTATCCCAAACCAATTAGCATGAATAACTTTACTATTGGTAATGGAGCATCTGTTAATTTATATAATCCATTAGGTAGAAATGTAACATTACAAATATTACAGGAATCTACTAACACAGTATTAGGAACATATAGTGGTACTTATAATGGTGTAGTAAATGGAGAATTTAAAACTGCTGATGCTATTTCTAGACAATATGCTTCTATACCTACTTCCAAATCTGGTACATATTATTGTAAGGTTACATATGGTAGTATAACTAAAACATTAAATGATGCTAATAACCATACATATAGTATTGCACAGAGTGATGCGGAGAAACCATTATTTGATAGTAGTTATATTATAAATGTAGTAAACAATTCTCATACATATATTTCTGGTACT